TGGCTTAAGGCTAAGGCTCCAGAGGTGTTTGATGATCCTTACTATCAATTAGAAGAAAGGCTAAAGCTAAATGAGCAAAGAATCCATCTGATAGGCGATAAAACTTTAGTTAAGGCAGGAAAGTTGCATATTCATCATGGTCATTTATTCTTTCGTGGGTTTATGGCTCCGGTCAACTCTGCTAGAGGCTTGTATTTAAAAACTAAGCAATCTACTATTTGCGGTCACGTTCATAAAATCGCAGAGCATACTGAGACTAACCTAGAGGCTGAGGTAACTACAACCTGGACAACTGGTTGCCTTTGTGAGTTATCGCCAGACTATGCTCCATTTGCAAATGGGTATGCTCATGGCTTTGCGCACATCAAAGTAAATCAGGACAGAGATTATTCAGTTAAAAATTATCGTATTTATAAGGGCAAGATATTATAAAAATAATTATATATTTGCACTATGTATAGAAAACAACTAGAAAATCTAAAGATAAACGAGGTTATGAACGTATTTGCTAACGTGCAGGTATGGCGTAACAATGCAAGTAAATTGCATAAAGAGAGCGGAAAAGTATTCCATATTAAGAATTTAAAGGATCATACAATGATTATCAGACTATTTTGACATTGTCATAGAATTGTCATTAAAAATATATTTTTTAATAAGTATAGTTATTTAAATAACTTTTTATATATTTGAATCAGCAATTCAATAAAGGGTTGCACAAAACTTGCAAATCATGACAAACTGGAACAATTTAAAAACTATCATTGAATTAGAAATTCAAAAATCTGAAATTACAAACAAGGAAGTAATTAAATTAATATTTAATCTTGAAAGAAAATTAAATACTTGCAGAAACTTCCTTATAAAAAATACTTGGTGTTCAATGTGTTATAATTTAAAAGCTCACGATGACGCCAGAACTATTCTCTACGATTTACAAGAAAAATATCCAAATGATTATAATAAATATTGTGATGCAAATGGATATTCAAGATATATGACTATTGGTTGTATGCTATCATAACATTCCTGTTCCTGCAAGTCAGGAATCTGCGCCTCGCTTGATCAGTCAAGCGGGGATTTGGCAGTACCGGGATGTTCCGGATTAAAACTTGCTATATGGAAATTATCATCTTTTTTATTATTATGTCGGCAATACTGATAGCAGTAGCCGGATTGTGTGACTATTTAACTAAGAAAACAAATGGATAACATGATTAACTCAGCACCTATGGGACATAACCTAGTAGTGCATTATGATCGTAACGAGATCAATTACCCTGCAATGCAGACTTGCAGTTCATGCGATGGATGGGGCAAAATATTCTACTCTAATTGTTGCGGTGAGAGAATAGTAAATAACAAATGTACAGATTGTGGCGATGCCTCATTTGAGATGTATGAGCAATGTGAAGAGTGTAACGGCGATGGGGAGGTAGAAATATGAACTTATTAGAAAGACTAAGTCCAAAGCATTTAGAGGTGCTAAAGACTGATGAGGAAAGATTCCCAAACACAATGAAAATGTTAATGAAAGAATTGGCAAATACTAACCATTGGATTGATTTAACCTATCAAAGCATACATACATTATATTTACATTTAGAATTACAAGACTATTCACCAACTTCGGTTGAAAAAATATTTGATCATGAAAAGCATTTGTAGAACAGTATACCCTGATGGTAGGGTAAATGAGTATCAAAATGGTGCAATCATTAAAATAAATTCAGCGCCAAACACAAAAGAATTTAATAAATGGATTAACTTTATTCATAAAAAGAAATGAAAGCAATACTTCAACTATTCCTAGATTTCGGAAATGACTGTGATCTAGATGTAAACAACCATTTACTATTCTATGATGCAGATGATAACATCATTCACATTGAGCATTCAGGAGAGTTGATGATTGAGGATTATTTTGATGGCACTATTCAAGGAACTAAGGATAACGTTCAGGTGCTAGATGGCAGAGAGACAGTAGCTATTTTATTTGATGGAGATTATTCACTGGCTTTAGAAACAATTATCGAAAATGGATAAGAAGAAAGATGATTTGGTCATATTCACGATGTTGTTATGGTCTGCCGTTTTATTAATTATTGCATTTATTTTGATTTAAAATATTATTTTTATAACTTTAAACAATGTCCACATTTATTAACCAAAAAAACATAGCGTATAGCCTGATGGGAGTGGACACCTTGACGGCATACGCTTTTTTTATTATGAGTGATTTAGAATTACACCAAAAGAAATTACCAACCTTGCAGGAACTATATAGCGATCCTGAAGGTCTGGTAAAAACGGATGCTTTACAGGTTATCTTAAATGGTCAACCTCCAGTATCCTGGATAAAGATGCATCCATTTATTAAAGGCTATAAATATTTGCCAATTGATAAAATAGAATATTTGCTAAAGCGCATTTTTAAGAATTACCGAATTGAGGTCCTACGTGAGGGTTCTTCATTTAACGGAGTATATGTCGTGGTGCGCGTTCATTATCTTAATCCAATTAGCGGTCTTTGGGATTTTCACGATGGCATCGGAGCAGCGCAATTACAGACTGCGTCTGGTAAGTCTGCGGCTGATCTAGCCAACATTAATAACGGCGCTTTGTCAATGGCTTACCCATTAGCTAAAACAGTAGCAATAAAGGATGCTTGTGATCATTTTGGTACTACGTTTGGAAGCGATTTAAACCGCAAAGATACCTTAACATTTACTTCGGATGATAAATTGCACATGGTAGCGAAAAACAAAGAGGAGGACCGGATGCAAAAGCTAATCGAAAAGGCACAAGACCGGGAAACTCTGGAAACTCTTAAAACTCATTTAACCGAAAACTTACAAAATCAATTTGACACCAAATGGAAATCTTTAAAATAAGAGCATCATCAGCCGGTAAAATATCTGGCGTAAAAGGATTAGGCGAAACAGGCAAAAGCTATTGTAAGCAATGGCTAAAAGAAACGCTATACAAAAGGCGTACTGAAATCAAATCTAAATACATAGATAAAGGTAACAGGTTAGAAGAGGAGGGATTTACTCTGATGGCTTTGCAGTTAGACTTAGGAATGGTTTACAAGAATGATAAATTCTATCAGGATGACTATTTCTGTGGGACTCCAGATTTAATACATAACGGAGTAGTTTATGATAATAAATGCTCCTGGTCATTAGATACGTTTCCTATGTTTGAATCAGAAATACCAAATTCTGACTACTTTAATCAGTTGCAAGTATATATGCACTTGACTGGATGCACCAAAGCCTCTCTGTGTTACACTTTAATAGACGCAGACTATGATCTAGTCAGTCAAGCAGTAAAATGGCTTACAGAGCCTAAAAAGATATACAGTACGATTGGTAATATGATTTATACAAAAGAAGCGTATAAGGTATATTATGAGGAGTTTTGTGATGGATTTGAAGGCAATTTTATTGAGATACCAGAATCAGATAGGATTAAAACCTTTGAGTTTGACTATGATCCGCAAGTGATTGAAAAGCTACAAACTAGAGTAGTTGAATGTAGAGATTATATTAATACATTAATTAAGTAAAGTTATGATGACACCAAAAGAAAAAGCAAAATATTTGATTAGTATAAATTCGTTGGCTATACTTAGTGAAATAGGTAATAAGCTAACTAAAATTGAAGTTAAAGAGATAGCCAAACAGTCCGCATTAATAGCAGTAGATGAGATATTAAATTTAGATACAATTAATGAAGTTTTCTGGTTGCAAACTAAACAAGAGTTAGAGAAATCATGAAAAAGTATCTTAAAATACCAGACAAAAAGAGAATAGCTTTGGCTCTGGAGTTAATAGCAGGTAAAGGAGTTAGTCCGGCTGATGCAAGTAAATATCTTAACCTATCTATGCCTAGCGTTTGCGGATGGATGACTAAATACTGGTTTTATCAAAAGCCTATTGATCCAGTAGTTATAATTCTAAAAAGCGATGTTTAATCATTTATTTCACAAGATAATTTTAAATCATATTAGAGGTAGGTCACTTGCTAAATATAAAATACAAGATATTTGCAATGCTTTAAAAAATTATTATGGCTAAAAAACATATTAAAACGGATGGGCATGGCTCGGCTCAGGAATTGGGCAAAGTTCAAGAATACAAAGTCAAACCAAAAAAGTATAAATCAGACATTATCGAAAACTATTTAAAAGCTAGAGATCAATTATTTTGGTTAGAAGGTACACCAGAAGAAAGATTAGAAATTGAGCAGCGATGGGCAAAGTAAATAAATGAAAACAAATGAAAAATAAGCTAACAGAAAAACAAGCTAAAGATTTATTGTATAATATGTGGGAAAATATGGAAGTACCAACAAACTTTACAGAAGATCATAGCTATTATAGCGAAGCAGTTGAGCAAATAATGGAATTAGGATATTTAATACCAAATTATTTTTTTGATGAATTCTATTAAAAAGCACGATCCTATGGAAATGTACCATAGCCGTAAAACTGCAAAAGTAGTAAAACCAACTACAATACGTACTGAATGGCAAGAGCAACTGGCGTTCTGTAAGTGGTTAAAAATGCAATACCCAGAAGTGCGCTTTAGATCAGACATTCAATCAGCCGGGAAACTGACACCTGCGATGCAAAATATTAAATTAATTATAGATCCGTTTAGAGGTTTTCCAGATATTACTATTTATTTAAAGCGTGGTCGATTTTGCGGACTTATGATTGAAATGAAGCGAATAAACTCTGGTCTTTATCTTAAAGATGGTAGCTTGTCTAATTCAAAGCACGTACAAGAGCAGGGCAAAATGCATGAATTTTTACGTGATAATGGATGGAAAGTTGAATTTGCAGAGGGCATGGATGGGGCAATAGATTTATTTGAAAATTATTTGTTATATTAGCATTAGAATTTAATCCCATTGTATTTGATTAGGGACTTATACACATGGAAATTTTTAATTATATATCTGAGTGGCATCCCTAATGCTTCCAGATTTTCTTAAATTATGGACATTTCTTGTCAAAAATGCGGACTTGTTGGCGACTATAATCAGCAACAATCCGGTCCTCACAAAAGCGCCTACTGTAATGGATGCGGAAGCTACATTAAACATTTACCACAGGGCAAACCAATTACTTTATATTTCGGCAAATACAAAGACAGAGAACTTTCAACTCTTCAATCAGACGAAGAATTAAAGTATCTTATCTGGTTGTCTCAGGCGCCAGGTTTAAGTCCAAAGTTAAAAACTGCGATTGATGCTCATATAAAGAAATTATGACAGATCCAAACATTTCATATTTCAACAATATAGCACATACCAAAAAAGGTATGAGTTTGACATTTTCGGACTTTTTAGAAAAGATCAAAGATGGTTTTTGGCAAGATCAGGTTTTAAAATATAGGAATGAAAAGACACAAGAGAGCAAAAAATCATTGCCTTATGTCACTATTTCTGGACTATTTAAGGAACGTAATTCAAGCCTATTAACTCAGCATTCTGGGTTTATTGCTATTGACATTGATGGATTAAAAGACATAAATTTTGTGCGTGAGCAGATATGTTGCGATAATAATTTCTATGCAACCTTTGTATCATGCGGTGGTTCTGGTCTTTGTGCCATAGCTAAAATTAATCCTAAACTACATTTAGAGAGTTTTAACTACCTAAGCAAATATCTATACACAAAATACAACATTATAGAAGTAGACGAAAAATGCAAAGATGTAAGCCGGGCAAGGTTCGTTTCTTATGATCCTGATTTATACATTAATAAGGATGCAATAGAAGTGCAAGTAAAAGCCTATGCAAAAGATAAAAAAGAGGCTACTAGTTACGTATTTGTTGAGTCAGAATTTACTAATGTTATTCAAAATATTATAGATCAAAAAGTAGATGTAACCTCTGATTATGGGGACTGGATAAATATTGGATTTGCTTTAGCCGGTAAGTTTGGCGAAAATGGCAGGTCTTATTTTCATGCTTTAAGTTCATTAAATGCTGATTATAATCAGAATAAAACAGACCAGAAGTATAGTCATTTAATCCGTACTAAAAAGGATCCCACAGTACCTATTGATTTTATTTACAATCTGGCTAAAAAGGAAAATATTAAAGTTGATGCAATAGATGAAAAAAACATAATTAATCAGCTAAAGCTATTTATTCAAAAAAATTACAATATGAAGCGGAATGATATAAGCCGAAATATTGAAATTGATGGTAAACCTATAACAGATATTGATTTAAATTCAATCTTTATTAACTGCAAAACCTTTATAGATAAGGCAAATAAGGAACTTGTTAAAAGCGTAATATTCTCAGATTTTACTAAAACCTATAATCCTGTTCATGTTTTCTTGCT